TTTGGCTAATAAAGCCTTATACTGATTCACTTAATTCACCTACTAGATCAGTCCACTGGTCTCTCAGACCATGGATCGTGAAGTCTGCGTCTTTAGCTGCTTTTGCAACTTTAGTCGCAAGCTTCATTCTAATAGATAGTAATTTGACGTGAGTCCGTTCACGGATCAGGTCAATGGGATTAGATACGATGAGATTAGTCATTGGTATTGGTGTGGATTCATTCCATAACCATAACTTCATGACCTTCTCATATAATTCCGTTATTCTCATGTTCTCGGATTCAAGAACCGAGATCCAAGGGATACCTGGTAGGATTGGGCTTTGACCAAGAGTCTCAGTTACTAGGGGTCTTAGAACTCGTAAAGTTTGGACCCACTCGTAACTTGTCTTCTTTAATTCTTCTACTATTGATTCCTGTAATACGGAATATAATAAGAAATTCATTATGAGTTCCTTACTATCTTCTGAGTAGCATGGAATCCCTGGGAGGATTATGGATAGGTATTTACCTAGATCATGATTATACTCCAGTTGGACCCTTTGAGATAAGGGAAATGAGTAGAGAAGTGGAATAGTCTTATGTAATGACCCAACTAATTTCATTAGCCAAGGTTCATTACTTATAAGGCTACCCATGAGAAGACGCAATTGGTTGGGATTTGGATCAAGATGTTCTTGTTTGAATATCATGATTAAGCTATTCGCTATCTCAGGAATACTTGATTCCTTTGATATTGACCATATAGGGTATGGACTTAAATCTATACCCTTATGAATTAATCGCTTAGCAAACTCGTAGGTCGTTTTTGATCTAAGAGTTTTGTGCCATGATATACCAACATCGATAAGCATGTTGAACGATTGATACTCCTGTGCAACTTTATCATCCTTTATTACAATATCATCTCCAAGAATTATATAGTCACCTTCCTTAGGAAGTTGATTATATACCTTGTAGAAACAATATTGCACAATAAGGTGGTGAGTGATAGTGAATGTAGTCCAAGAGGAATACATTCCCATAGGTTGTCCACAATTATAGTGGTATTCATTACCATTATAATTGAATGGTTGACCTACTAATATCTCTCTCCAGGCTTTGACTCCTTCAGGGTCACCAGTTAGAAGTGTCAATACAAGCTCTTGTAGCTTAATTGGCATCCTATCTGTGGCATCCTTAAGGTCAAAACTATGGTAATGTTGATCAGGTTTACCAAATTCTAAGGGATGATCATGTTGAGCAAATGTTTTATCGAATATAGAGAATTCTCTAAGTATTCTAAACATTTCCTCATGGATCCCCCTTAAAATAGCTTGGGAGAAGTAATCCCCAATTGCTATAATTCTTGTCTTTCCCTCCTTATCAGGTATGGCTGAAATCCTTCTGAAATTAACCTTTTCAGGTAATTGGGATTTCACCTTACTAAATAGTGCTTTGGTTAAGTCACTAGCGAAAGGAGACAGGGAAAGAAGAGTATTAAAGTAGTTGGGAGCTAGTATCCCCCAAGCTTCGGCAATGTTATCGGGTGTTACAGTCAAGTCTAACAAACTTGACTTTAACGCTTGACCATTGGGCCCCATCTTAGTAGTCAGGTAGCTTAGATCTGATTTATCAGTTCTGAGCGATAGTCTCCAATCATATTTCTTTAAGAAAACCTCAGTTATGAAGTTTGAAAAAGAAATATCTGGTAAACTACCTTTCCATGGGGAAGTGATTGTATCTAGTTTAGGTTGGGTAGGAAGGGTGAATGCCCTAGTCACTGCAAGGTGAGTTAGGACATATTTCACAGCTTCTCTATTACCACTCTTTACTAGAGGAATCATTTCTCCGAGACAGGTAGGGAGTCCATCTCTATTCACTTTCATAAAAGGAGGTGAATATGGACTACCACTAATGTATCGGGTAACGGATAGTCTAACCTCTTTATTAATCTCTATCCCCTTCTTCAAACCTTCAGTGTCTATCCTTGATTGGATATACTCCTGATATTTGAGGTAGGGTTTAGTGGTTGAGAAATAGGGTGAATTCGGGAATAGTATATTAAATAGTATATGTACAAAGTACATGTATGATTTTAATTTTATTGTTTTTGTTTTCATGGCTATCTTTCGACATGCTCTCCCTTTCGGTGCCTGCACATGCAGGGATCATCTAATCCTT